TATGGAGTATCTAAAGAATAGTTTAGATAGTTACAAAGGTATGGAAAAAAGAAATCTTATACTCTTTCCACATCGTATTGCACCTGAAAAACAAGTTGACATATTTAGAGATCTTAAAGAAAGATTACCGCAATATGAGTTTGTTGTTTGTCAAGAACAAGAACTTTCAAAGAACGAATACCATAACTTGCTAGGTGAAGCTAAACTTGTGTTTAGTGCTAACCTACAAGAAACACTAGGTATTAGTTGGTATGAAGGTGCATTAGTAGATGCTATTCCTATGGTGCCTGACAGACTTAGTTACAGTGAAATGGCACTGCCTGAATTTAAATACCCAAGTGCGTGGACAGAAGACTATGATGCATACTTACATAATAAAGACAAAGTTATTGCACAAATTGTAAACTATATGGAAAATTATGAAGACCTTCTTGTTAGTTTAGATAAGCAAAGAACAAAATTAAACAAAGACTTTTTTAGCGGTACAGCACTTTATAAGGCAATTGCAGATGAATGATGAAGATAAAACATTTTCTATTACGTTAGACGAAGATTATTTAACTAGCACCGGTAGTGAATATACATTTAATACAGATAGTCTAGGTTATAATAGCACTATTACATTGAATACTGGCAGTAGTGGAGAAGTTTACAATATTCTAGATAAGTTTATTGATCCAGACCAGGTAGAAAACATGTGTAAGGAATATCCAGCACTATCTAAAGTATGGCGCAATTTTAAAAGTGTATATGATATGACCCTACAAGATTACAAAGGTAAAAAAGAAACAGGCGAAATAAATGAGGGAGCACCATTCTAATGCAACATACAATACAACAACTAATGGACAAAGTAAGTGCAATGCATACATTGGCAATAAAAGCACATAGAGAAAAATACAAAAAAGCAAAAGGTGAGCCTTATGATATCAATGAAGTTACTATACTTGTAGAACAAATACAAGCACTAGCAGGTGATATCTATAATGATAAAACTCCTCACCCTAAATTAAAAGAGAAAAAATAAATGATTAAAAAACATTATTATAGTTGGTCTGACATTGAACGTATGTGTGTTAGTATTGTAAACCAAATGTACGCAGACAACTGGCGTCCTGATTATATTGTAGGTATTACCCGTGGAGGTAATGTACCTGCTACTATTATTTCAAACATGACCGGTATACGTTGTGAAGCACTTAAAGTAAGTTTACGTGACGACGACAGTGAAAGCGAAAGTAACTGTTGGATGTCTGAAGATGCATTTGGTTATAATGCAGAACCAAAGAAAATTTTAATTGTAGATGATATTAACGATACAGGTGCTACATTTAATTGGATTACAAAAGACTGGCCTGGAAGTTGTTTGCCTGATGATTCTAAATGGAATCGTGTATGGGGGAATAATGTAAAATTTGCAACCCTTACAGATAACTTAGCAAGTGAATCAATTAATCCAATTGCATACACATGTCATGAAATAAACAAAGCAGAAGAGGATGTATGGCTTGTATATCCTTGGGAAAACATAGGAACATATTAGAAAGGAGACTTATGTTGAAAGAACAAATGATAAATGCGGCAAGGAAACACGCAGAAGCGGAGATAGAATTGCACAAGACAAATATCGAAGTTTATATGCAAAAAGTTGTAGGCATTGGTGAACATTCAGACATTATTGAAACTATTCAAAAAGAACTGGATGCAATGGCTGCAGCAGACGATCGACTTGAAATGTTAAACAAATATTTTAGTTGACAAAAACCTAAATACAATGTATAATATAACTGTTGTGCATTGTATTACTAACCGGCAATCCACTGCCTAAACATCGGAGAAGTGAATGAGTAAAAGTGAAGAAATTAAAGCCCGCCTAGTACAGGCAAAAAGTCGCTATTGGGCTGGTGACAATATTAGCAGTGTGCTACAAGAAGGTGATAAAGAAGAACTTATCAACGAAGCAACTACAGCATTTGAAAGTGTACTAGATGCACTTGTAATTGATAGATACCAAGATCCAAATTCTAAAGGTACAGCACATCGACTTGCTAAAATGTACTACAATGAGATCATGGCAGGACGTTATGATCCTATTCCAACAGCAACAGCATTTCCAAACGATTCAACAGAACGTTATGAAGGTATGTTGGTTGTGCGTAGTGAACTTAAGAGTATGTGTTCACATCATCACCAGCCAGTAGCAGGCGTTGCATACATTGGTATTATTGCCGCAGACAAATTAATTGGTCTAAGCAAGTATACACGTATTGCACAATGGTGTGCTAGACGTGGAACACTACAAGAAGAACTTGCAAATGATATTGCTAGAGAGATTCAAGCGGCAACTGATGCAGAACATTTAGGTGTTTACATTCAAGCAACACACGGTTGTTGTGAGAATAGAGGTATTATGGCAACTAGCAGTCTTACACAAACAACTGTACTACGTGGTGCATTTAAAGAAGATGCAGGCACAAAGAAAGAATTTTTTGACAACATTAAATTGCAACAACAGTTTGCATGTGGAGCGTAATATGATAGAAGCACCAGTATTTGAAAAAGGTTATCCGTCATATGAAGCAGTTAATAGGAAGCCGGCAATGAAACTAAGATATTCAGAAGCATTTTACAGCGTACAAGGTGAAGGTAAGTTTGTAGGAGTACCTAGTGTATTCTTACGCACATTCGGTTGTAACTTTCGTTGCATGAACTTTGGTTTAACAAACGAGCCAATGCGTGACGAAAAACAAAAGCAAGGCATTATTCACAATGCTGAAGTGCAAGGATTGCTTGATGCAGGCGTACACGAAACTACAAAAGAGTTTAACGACTTGCCTATTATACATACAGGTTGTGATACATATGCTAGTATCTATCCTGAGTTTAAAAAGTTTAATAAACAAGCAACTGTAGACGAAGTAGTTGAACATTTACTTTCACTTACTCCTAACGGTAAGTGGGTACAAGATAACGGTCAAGATGTACACTTGATCATGACAGGTGGTGAGCCGTTGTTAGCGTGGCAACGACTTTACGTAGAGCTGTTTGAACATCCACGTATGCAGGACTTAAAAAATGTTACATTTGAAACAAATACTACACAATCTTTACACAACGATCTCTACGAGTATCTCACAAACAATGACAGGATTACAGTCACATGGTCTTGTTCCCCGAAACTTTCAGTTTCTGGAGAACCTTGGGATACTGCTATTAAGCCTAGTGTGGCTCGCGAGTATACTACTGTTGACGGTAGTGACATCTATCTTAAGTTTGTTGTCGCTACTAATAATGACTTTGAAGAAGTTAAAAAAGCTGTGGACGCTTACAGAAGTGCCGGGGTGGAATGTCCGGTATATCTTATGCCGTTGGGCGGACGCAGTGAAGAATACACCCTTAACGTTAAAGATGTGGCGGAAGCGTGTATGGCAGAAGGATGGCGATTTACCCCAAGACTACACATTTCACTCTTCGGAAATGCGTGGGGAACTTAAATATAAAAATGAACAGCATGAAAAAGCTATGAAAGCACCTATTGATGAAGATAGGATTAGAAAGGCAGGATGGTAATGAAAGATCCTAAAGTAGCAGATATAGTTAAAGAGTTACGTTTGTATGTAGATAGTATAAACAAACTAAATGTTAAGTTATATAAACATGGAGTATCGTATAGACTGCACGATACCCATGATGAAGATACTGGTGCAAAGAATATTGAAATACAGTATCTACAACAAAAAGTGGAGTACTAAAATATGTGGGATAAAATAAAAAACACTGTAAATAAATTACAAGGTAAAAAAGAAGTAGTAAAAGAAACTACTGAAGATAAACGCAGAGCTATTCTTGCAAAAGAAAAAGAAGAAGCAACATCAAAAGGTGAGCCTTGGGTAGCTGTGTTAGATACACAACTTAATCCCGACAACATTAAGAACGGGTTCTTTGAGCTCGACTGGAATAACCAGTTTATTGAAGAACTACTTGATGCAGGATATTCAGGTGAAACTAACGAAGAAATTGTAGATGGTTGGTTCAAAACTATTGCTATACAAATACTTGGTGAGCAAGGTGTAGAAACTGCAAGAGAAATGGGCTATATTAACGTAGTACCAATTGATAAAGATAAATCAGAAGTATCGTAATGGTTGACACAAGCCAGATCTGGTGTTACAATAGTACTATAAATTACACAAAGGCAAACTAATGGCAAATTATATTCTAGTAGATACAGCTAACACATTCTTTCGTGCAAGGCATGTAGTACGTGGCGACATTGACACTAAGGTAGGCATGGCTCTACATATTACACTTGCAGGTGTAAAGAAAGCGTGGAAAGACTTTGATGCTGATCATGTTGTGTTTTGTTTAGAAGGTCGTAGTTGGCGTAAAGACTTTTACGAACCTTACAAACGTAACAGGCAAGTTGCACGTGATAAGATGACTGTAACTGAGAGTGAAGAAGATACAGTCTTTTGGGAAATCTTCGACGAGTTTAAAGACTTTGTAAGTACAAAGACTAACTGTACTGTTATGCAACATCCACAACTAGAGGCAGACGATCTTATTGCAGGTTGGGTACAATCACACCCTAACGACAATCATGTTATTATTAGTACTGACGGTGACTTTGCACAACTTATTGCACCTAATGTAAAGCAATACAACGGTATACAAAACGTTACTATTACACATGAAGGTTACTTTGATGACAAAGGTGCACCTGTAATTGATAAGAAAACTAAAGAACCTAAGCCTGCACCTGTGCCTGACTTTATGTTGTTTGAGAAGTGTATGCGTGGCGACACTAGTGACAATGTGTTTAGTGCTTACCCTGGTGTACGTAAGAAAGGCACTAAGAATAAAGTAGGTCTTATTGAAGCATATGCTGATAAGACTACAAAAGGTTATAACTGGAACAATATGATGTTACAGCGTTGGACTGATCATAATGGTGACGAGCATCGTGTACTAGATGACTATACACGTAATGTTACATTATGTGATTTGACTGCACAACCTGCAGACATTAGAGAGATAATTAATAACACTATTGCAGAAGTAGAACCTAAAGAAGTATCGCAAGTTGGTATGCGTCTTATGAAGTTCTGTGCTAAATGGGATATGCAACGTATTGCAGATCAGGCGGCGCAATTTGCTGAACCATTACAAGCGAGGTACCCACAATGAGCGTAAATGCTAAAGAAATTATAAAAGATAAATTTTGGATTGTTGAAACAAAAGGTGAAAAGTTTGGTACTATCAGTTTAAATGATGACCAATATATACTAAGTACGCCTAAAGGCACTAAATTTTATAATAATGAAAAGCAATTGTCTAATGCACTAAATTCATCTATAAGTTGGGGTTCTTTAGAAATTATAGAAAGTATTGACAAAGAAGTTCACGGATATCCAACTAGTTGCATTCCGTACAATCCTATATACGATGTAAAACAAAAACTAGCATTATTTACAAAAAGTGCAAAATCAAAAAGTTTATATGCCGCAGGATATTTTATTATACGTTTTGAAAAAGGTTGGGTTAAAAGTCATTGTCCTAAGATGATTACCCTTGAGCGGTATCAATCAAAAGGCCCTTTTAAAAGTGAATTAGAAATGAGATCGGAGTTATCTAAAGCAAATGCAAAATGATCCATTAAACACTGTTCCCATTCAACAGTTTATCTCTCAAGTTAAAAGCGCAGACGCTAGTAAAGCAAAAGAAGTTAAGCTGACACTAGAGCAGTCAAAAAGACTTGCGTTCACCCTAGGTGAAGTAATGGCTAGATTAACCGGAGACATTGAACAAATCCTTGCACGTAAAAATACCGGTGCAGATGATGTAATTCAAGTCAATATGGATAGTGGGTCTAATTGGTAATAGGCAAGTTTAGTTTAGGTATTGTAGGATTTACACATATTCAAGGTAAATGGACTTGGGACATTCTTGTTGTAAAAGGCAAACACTGTCATAGTATCCCAGTACCTTGGCCCGTATACAAAATTATTCACTGGTTATGGTCTAGAAAGTTGTTAAAAAAGAGCTAAATATATACGTAGTTAATTAAAGGACAACGTATATGAGTAGACCTAAACCAACGGTGTTGAAAGAATTTATAGATAAAAAGACCTATAAATCAGAGCAAATCTTACAGTCTGAAGCTATCTGGGCAG